GTAAGAAAATGAAGATACCTCTCTCAACTATTTTAGGTGCTGCAGTTGCTTCATTAGCTTTTATTCCTGGCCTCTTTGTGGGATTCTTTGGTGATAAAGGTTTAGGTGGTGTAATTAAAAAATTAATGCCTAAGACCTCAGCAAAGGCTAGTCAATTCTTTACTCGTATAAGCACCTTCTTTAAAAATCTAGGTACTAAAATTGCTAAACCATTTAAGGTTATTGGTGGAAGAGTAAGTAATTTTGGAAAAACTATCGGCCAAAGCATAGATGATTTTATTAAGCCAATTAAATCTTTCTTTTCTAATATGAAAATTAAATTTACTCAGAATAAAGCTGTTAAAGGCACGAGTAAATTTATTGCAGACCTTGGTGATGATTTTAAGAAACTAGGTGATCTATTTAAAAGTCTAAAAGGTGGAGCAGGAGGTGCCGGAGGGCCTGGTAAGTTGGCTAGTATTGTTTCAAAAATTACTACTCCTTTTAAAACTTTCTTTGGAGCAATCGGCAAATTCTTTAAACCATTTAAAAGTTTCATAGGAGTAGCTGGTAAGTTAGCTCCTACATTTTTTAATATAGGTAAAGTGCTTGGTGGTATTACTGGTAGATTTTTCCCAGCACTTCTTCCAATCATAGTTACCATCGATGCTATCAAAGGATTTATTGAGAGTTTCAAAGGTGAAGAAGGTAATTTTTTCCAAAAGTATATTGCAGGTTTAGGTGGTCTTTTAAGTGGAATACTAAAATCAGTCGTAGGTATGCCACTCGACTTACTCAAAAAAGGTGTTGCTTGGATTTTTGGTAAGTTTGGATTCGATAAAGGAAAAGAAGTCCTCGAAAGTTTTAGTTTTTCAGATTTAATTGATAAGGTAGTAAAAGCACCATTTAATTTAATTAATAAGGCTATTGACTTTATTGTTGCTCTATTCAAAGACCCCAAGGGTACTCTTTCAGAATTAGGTGGTAAGATTAAAGATAGTGTGTCTAAAGTATTAAAATCTATTTTAAAATTTATATTACCAAGACCAAAACCAGATGCCTCTATTCTCCATCCAGCTAATATGATTTCAAAAGTTATTCCTGAGTCTGTATATAAATTTGCTGGAATTGATAAAGCAACAGGTGAAGATATACCAGAGCCTTTAACTGATGCCGAAAAATTTAAACAAAGATTAAAAAATCGATTTGATTCAGACCCATTCTTTCAACAAGCTGATGCTATGAATAAAGCAAATATTGAGGCTATGAAAGAAGGCATGGAACCTATATCTGCAGAGACTTCTCCAGTAAAGAAAACTGGAAGATCAAGGAATGTTGGGCCAAGAACAACTGACTCTGGAGCTGAAATGGAAGCTAAAAGAAAAAGAAATAGAGATAAAAATAGCACACAAAATAATCCACAATTAGCTGCAATGGCAAGAGCTGCTGATAAACTTGAACGAAGAGCTGCAGCTGCAAGTAGAGGTGGTGGAAATACTAGTGTTTCTAATACTCATGTACACGGTCAAAAGGGAAATTCAGCTGCTCAAAAATTACAATTAGCTGAAGCAGAATCATTTTAATAAAAAAGCCACCCGAAGGTGGCTATCCGATTTTTCAATATCAAGTTAGTCTTGCTGGGCGAGTTTTGCAAAATAACTTAATGCATCATCATCTTCTTTTTCATCAGCTACGGATGGGGCTGAATCGGAAGTGGTAGTAGCTTCAACAGGCGCCGGTGCATCGACCACTGGCTCGACTGTCTCATTTAATTCTACTTTTTGTTCTGGTGTAATACCAACAACGTCATCTCCAAGAACTTCATAGAGTTTACGTTGCAAGTCAGCATATGACTTATATTTAGTTGGGTCAACGTACTCAGCCAATGGCTTAAGTCCCTCATACACAACTTCTAGTTTAGCATCATCTCCGCCAAGAAATGGTGCTGAGGCAGCAAACTCAGACTTATCGTAATTACGATATCCCTCGACATTACGAATCTTAAGCTTGAAGTCTGCTCCGCCCCAAAAATCAAATGGGTTAACTGGAGTCTCGTCCTCAAACTGAGGTTGCATTACATCCATAATCTTATCAAATATTTTCTTACCATATTTGTATAAGAATACTTTGCCTTCGTTATCGGGATTAGCCGAATCAGAAACGACATAGATGTTTGATACATGATGAAGTCTACGTTTACGAGAACGTGCTGTCTCTTTATCTTCATCACGACCTGTGTTCCACAGGTAAGTATTCATTTCACTTACGGGGTCTTTTTGACCAATAGATGTAAGTGAGTTCTCGATATACCAACGACCAGTTGGTCCTTTAAACCCATGGTCCCAATAACGAACCCATGGTAGGTCTTCTCCATTTCCTGCAGGTAAGAATCTAATAACAGCATATCCGTTACCAGCTTTATCTACAGTTGGAGTCCAAAATCCATCTTTGCCATAAGATTTGTCAGAGGTGGATTCAGCAGCCTGTCGGAGTTTATCCATCGCGGCTACACGATTTGCTTTTAGTGCTTCGAATGACATATCATTCCTTTCATAATTATATTGCAGTGAGTTTTATATTTTCTTATTATTATATGTTTATATTATCACAATTAAGGATTGGTGTCAATATCTTAATTGCATTTTCTGCCATCTTTGTTGTCGGTTTAATACCGAGAAACTCCAATAGCATTCTGTATTTATACACCCGTTCAGTTAGTGCTTGATACACTCCAAGCGGATCTTGTGATGAATGAAGATTAAGCCATCGCTTTTTCAACATCATCTCAAACAAACACAAAGTCTCTATTTCAATTATATCCGAATGATATAAGTCGTATAAAAAAGTATTTCTTGCTTTAAATAAATCCGTAAAATTCCAATTGTGATTCTCAGCTTGGTCTGCTATAGTTTTACAATCTTCTGATAAAAGATAGCTAATCGATTGCAGTCTACCTTCCCAAACTCCATATACAGAATCTTTCATATCATTTGGCCATGAGTTTTCTTGTATAAAGTTAGATGTATAGAAGCCAACTAAATCATTCATATTAGAGTACGTTCGAGCTAACTTCTCAAAAAAGTATTTCTCTTTTTTCATTTCAAAAGAGCTCGGACTTACATTTGTTTTAAAATTATACTTCACAGCATTAAAGTCTGTTGTAAAGTGTAATCTTAAAGCATTGTAAATTCTATATGCTTCAAATCCATTCATTTATTTTTTCTTCGGCGTCTTTGATTGCGCTCGTCTTTTCTGAGCTCGGATGGTTTTTTATAGAATCTTTTATCACGTACTGATTGTAATATACCTTCTTTATCCATTATCCTTTTCAAACGACGCAAAGACTTTTCAATGTTCTGACCTTTTTTAACTTTTATTTCGCAGGTAGGTTCTCTCATTAGAATAATTTCGCTGTTGTCCTTTTTATAATATTTCTGTTTAAAGCTTCTGCTTGTAACTTTTCCTTTAAGGGTCCTTTCTTTACAAGCTTTGCCATATCTTCTGGTTCAAGTTCTAACTCTTCACACACTTCAATAATTGCTTCTGTGTGAGTCATCTGATCTTTTTCTACTAAAAATTCTACCCGTTCAGCAAGTTTTTTTGGAGTAATCACGGGTTCAACTACTACTTTTTTCTTTGGACTATTTGCCATTATTTTTCTCCAAGAACTTCTTACGAGCTTTTGCACGCTTATTGAATTTCCTTACGGTGCTTGGATGTGCGTACTTATAAGTTGTAATTTCGTTTTCCAGAGTAGAAATCTCTTCTACTGTTGTTGCTTCTTTAACACGCTCTGTAATACCTTTTTTTACTTCTTCCATTGGACTTTCCTTATTTTAATGTTAGCGTTGGCATATCTATCTTCTGCTATATCCATTTTTGTTGTTGTCGTTAATAAATCTTTATCTTGTTCTTTTAGAATTACTATAAACTTGCCATAATTATACATATGTTTCTTCAATTTGTCAAGACTCCATTCATTAAACATTACACCTTGTTTAACAATGTTAACTGGATATTGATGTTCGTTAATATAAACTGACTTACCATCAGCACCCTTAGCATTACACGCTTGACGATGGGTTAGACCTAATTCAATTAATGACTTATACTTATCAAGTGCTTTTTCGCTCCAATATAAAGCTCCAAATCTAGCTGTTAAAGAATTTTGTCCTGCATCATCATCTTCGTTAGTAATAACATTTGATATAATTCTTAATGTTCTATCGATTAACATTCCCTTTGCACGATTTGACATAGGAGAGTTAGCAGCATCGTGAACAATCCTGCATAACTCATCGGTTGTTATTCTCCAAACTGATTGTACTTTTATTTTACTTGACATATACCACTCGACAGTGTTCGTTCAATCTTCCGTTTACTTTAGCTCTTTTTGTTTTAGAGCTTATAATTTTCTCAAATACTTTTGGTTCTTTACCAACTACATCATCGACTAGATTAGCTCGGACTGTTACTTGATAACTTTTTACTTCATCGAAGTCTTTAATAGAAGTACCTTTAACTGATAATCCTTGTCGACCAACAGCTTTATAGACTTGAAGTTTTCTATTCTTAGTGTTAAAGATAACAACATCGATCGCACCAGGAATCTTAACTGCAGATATTGGTGAACCTTCTTTATCATAATTAACATTAGCAACTTGAACTCCAGCAGGTTTCACTTTCTTAGTTCGAACAATTGTCTTCTGATTTGCTAACTGATATTTTTCAACATCTTCTTTCATTTTGGTCATTACCTTAACCCACTTATTAAGTTGGCGTTTATTAAGGAATGCATACCCTTCTATACAATCGGGGTCTCCAGCTTGAGCATCTGTTAAATCTTTAATATAAACATCTAACCAGTTTATAACAAACTGACATCCTTTTGCCGGTATACCATGAGCACCAAGTAATGACTGAACATTTAATGCTTCAGCACTTGATGGATCATCTACCCAATCATCCATAGCAAAATCAATAGGAGTAATAATATACTCATTAACTTTCATTTCTAATCGTTTCATTGGTGAAACAGCAGGAATAGTTGGTTTTGGAGTATCTTCTTTTGTAGTTTCTTTTACCCTCGAAGCAGCTTCTAGTGCTTTAGCAATTTTATTGCGAGCAAAGTCTCCGTGGTACTTATCACCAAAAGTTTCTTCCATACCCATTAAAAACATTCTACATAATTTTCCAAGCGTACTAAAAGAAGTTCCTCTTGGAACTTTCCTTATAGCTTTTAAATCATCAACTGAGTAACCATCTTTAACCATCCACTCCATTACAAAATTATGGAAGTCGTCACGATCTAGATAGTACGTATAAAAATTAAATGCCTTTAACATCCTATCGGTTTTTTCTTCTGAAGATATTTTTGCCACATCTTCCCATATAGGTTCTTCACCTGTATGTTGTACATCATACGGATTAACAAATCCGTTCTTCAAGAATTTCTTTCTACTAGCCATTACCTACCTCTTCTTTTATTGGACTACATAATCCTATTATTGTTAAACAGAATAAATGTAACCACGTTGTTATGTTCACAAATCCAAAAGCAAAATCAAATCCTACTGAGAATGTGAGTGCTCCTAGACAAATCCATGTAAATGTTGTATATTTTAAGTATTTCATAATACCTCTTTCTTATTTGTAAAATATGTGTTGACCAATCTTTACAGTTACGGTGTAAGCATCGGCCCAATAAGGTCGGACATAATCGGCGTGATAGTGATCCGCACCCATTGTATAATTTGTTTTAGGGTCTTCATAAGCTATTTTCATTGCCTCATTCCATCGTGGATGTTCTGAAGCTTTTTCAACGGCAGACATAATATCTTTTCCGTTCCAACAAGAAAATTGTTTCCGAGCCAAACACACCTCTGAAAAGGATTGATTCTTTTTAATGGCTCGGTTATAAATTACTTCGTAAACTGCTTCAAGAGAACCTTCATCGTATTCCCCACCAGCTTCCATAATTAAAGTGGCAGCAACGATTGTCTGATCATAATCTGCTTGAACAAAACAAACAAATCCAATCATCATTAAAAGGATTATCAGTAATATTTTTTTCATTGTATCTCTCATTATGTTATAATATTACTCCATTTAGAGCGTAATGTCAAGAGGTAAATTCAATTATTTTTATCAATAAACGTTATGTAATTTCCATAATAATATTCAAAAACAGCAAGAAGCTCATTATATCCATTATTGCTTGCCTCAATTAATTCTACACCAATTGACTTCCAATCTTTATCAGTCCATAAACCATACTGTCGATTTAATGTTATAATCATAGGAAAAACATCATCGACTGTTTTCAATTCTTTTAAACTTATTGTACTTTTTATAGTGTTAATAGTCATCGTCAAATTCTGTTATACCATTTGTCAATAAACCATATTCTTCTTCGATGTCATAATCTGCTGGCGCCATTGCGCCTGACACATCATTCAACATACACTTAGAACAAACCTGATCTTCGAAGTCACCGTCTTTCATGTGTTTACCACATTCTACACATATTATCATATTAATCTACCTCCACACGTGCTTCTAACATTTCTTTAACTGCGTGGAGATGAGCCATAAAAGTCGTTTCGTGACTTTGATACATCTCTACTGCACCTATTACAGCCTCAACAGCTAACAAACCATTATATAACTTATCTTGATATTCAATATGAGGTATTTCTTTTTTTATTTTTGTTTTTATTTTATCTACTATCATTTTACGCTCCACACCATGAGATATTTGTTCGAGCATAGTCAGTTGTAAATACATTACCACGAGGAAAGTTTCGTGCTGGTGATTTCCAACTTGCTGCTTTTAAGATGTCTCCATATTTAAATTTTTTATCATTGTGAGTGTTAACAATAAAACTATGAACTGAAGCAGAATTAGGTTCTCTTTTAACTACCTTGATATATTTGTTACCAACGTCATAATCAATACAATCTTTAAATTCCTTAACACTATTTTCTTTGATTCTTTTTGCAATATTATCATCAGACAATAAAGACCTTGAACCAAGAGTCCAATTTTCGTAATTGTCTCCAATGAATTTTTTATAAATTAAAATTGCCATTTCCATATCCATAATTTTCCCAACCTTTTCTTTTTTATTTTTGTCTTTCTCAATCATCTATTAATATAATACTCGATTTTGCATGCATCTGTCAACATTTATTTTTACTTTTTTTAATCTTTTTTACCGATGAGTATTATGAATTTCGTCATAAGCATCCATATAAAAAACGTCTTCTTGTGTCATTTCTTCATCTTTAGGAATACCTAA